GAACTTTGAGTTTAACTGCATTTACTAATGGCTCCAATCCAGGGATAGCGTCAAGGAATTTGCGGCGTAACTCACCGCCAAGTGTTTTCTTCTGTGCATCTGACAGTTCAGGACTGAGACTGTGTCCCAGCTTCACGTCACCTGCACCGTATATGAACGCATACGTAAGGGTTTTGACCTGTGTACGTGTACACCCCACACGGTCAGCGTTCTGCTGATGAATGTCACCGTTGACAACAACTTCAGCGAAGGCACCTTGGTCAAAGGCAGCTAGGTAGTGCCCTAACAGGCGCAATTCCAGGCCTTCAAGGTCAGCGCCAACCATGATGTGACCAGAGTGTGGAACAAATAGTTCACGTGCCCATGGTGCACTCACGACCTGCCCCAAGTTGGGACCACGGTGAGCATTTCGCCCAGTTTGTGTTGACAGTGTGCAGCTGTGGTGGATACAGCCGTCGCCCTCAATAGAGTTGAACCAAGAGTTGGTTCCCTCCGACAGCTGTCCCAGCCACTTCTGCAGCGTCAACAGGCGGATGAACATCTCGCACTCGTCATGCAGTTGCTGATTGCCTTGAGACAGAGCAACGTCACGCACCTCAGAGATGGTTGCTTCATCGACCTTGGGCTTGCCACTGTCAGTCACTTTGGTGAAGCGAGCACCACGGAAGTTCTGCAGAGCCCAGGCGATGTGCTGACGGCTGGTGGGGTTGAAGTCCAGCAGCTTGGTCATGGGTGCACCAGCTACATAGCCTTTAGTTTTGTTTGCACGCTTGGGTGTGTAGACCTTACCCGGCACGTACAGATAGATCTTTGCAATTTGGGCAGTAATGTCATCGAATTCTTGCTGCAGTTCAGCCCGAACGCGGGTGGCAGCATCCATGTCAAAGCGGAAACCAGATGCCTCCTGCTGAGACATCAGTTCTGCCATGCGCATTTCGAGCAGGACGTAGTCAGGAATCGTCGTCATCTTTGTTGAATCCAAATGTGAGTGATTTTTCTTTGAGTGCTCTATCAGCACGTTGCTTATGACCAAGCTTGGCTACGCTTTCCATAACTCTGAGAGTGTCTTCAGTCGTAGCGCTTTTGGGCATACGCTTGTGCACCTCATCAAACAGTGGGAAGAAGATGTCAGCCGCAGCTGAGACTTCCTCATGAGTTAGCGGATCATTCTTTTTAGGAGTAGTCATTCATTCGCCTCTGTAGTAGTTCATATAATTTGACGGTTACTTCCGTATCTTGAATGCAGTAATCAAGCATCTCAGGTGTATAGGTTTCCCAACCACCTTCGTGCTTGCCGAAGTCACCCTTAAAACACTTTAATCGGTAACCCCAGGCTTCGAGACTATGTCTGCCATAGAGTTTTTGAGGCATACCGTTAGGTCGTCTTTCATAATCTCTATCAATAATGTCAGGATAATAAAGACGAGAGAGTGTAAGTGTATCCACAAGTTGACCTCGTGGAGAAAAGTCTGGGAACTGCTCTTTAAGCAACGAAATATCATAGCCAATAATGTTGTGTCCAATCAAGACATCTGCACGCTCAAGTGCTTTGACGCCTTGGATAACAGCACGCTCTGGCTGACAGTCAAAGACTTGTGCTTCTTCTACATTAGCCATGTCACGAACAACAATACAGTGGATTGTTGAACCCTGACGCAACAAACCTGTGCTTTCAATATCGAACAGTAGTTCAGTCATGGTTGATTTTGGTTTCGGTATCTGTGTCATATTCATCTGGAGCATGTTCGGTTGAATCGTGGAACAGCTCTTTGTCAACTTTTCGGTGAGCAGTTGAGTTGACTGCAAGTCTTGGGTCATCATCTTCAAAGTAAGGTTCGATTGCGATGTTTAATTCCCTAGCCAATCGTGCTGCTCGTCTGAACTCATCTTTGTAGTACGGCTCCCACTCATGAGCGAGTACGACGATCTGTCGTACACCCATGATGTGTGCCTGAAATACAGACGCAGAGAATGGATAGCGAGTGGTGTAGATCACAGCACCTGTCATCGATGTGCCTCGCTTACATGCAGCAGCGATGGCGTAGCAGACAGGATCGATCTCTACTTTGCTGTCAGTAAGCAGTGCTCGTCCATCACCCAAGATCTCTCGGTCACGTACAACGACGCAGCCTCCAGGGCACTTGGGATGTGTCGAAGCAAGTCCAACTGTCTTAGCAACTTTAATAAAATAAGATTCCTTATTTTTAATAAAAGTGGGATCACCTTTTGGCGAAGTCATATCACATTTAACCTTATATATACCCTATATTAGTTAGTGAAACACGTTAGCGCGATACATGGACTACGAAAATTTTCGAGATGAGTATGACAAATACATGGATTGGGGTAAATATGATTCAATCTTCGAAGTAAAGGAAGACCGGGTAAACCAGCCGTCACATTACACAGGAGGTAAGACTGAAGCTATCGATGTTATCGAGGACGCAATCAAAGATTCGCCAAACGTAGAAGCAGGGTTTCTGCAGGGTCAAGTACTCAAGTACTTGCTTCGCATCTGGCTGAAGGATAATCCTTTGGAAGATGCAAAGAAAGCACGTTGGTATCTCAATCGGTTGATCGACAAACTCACCTGACATAAATAAACATAGCGCCCGTTAGGGCGCCTAACAACGGCTAAAAAACAAATTGCAGCCAGTTAATTCAAGAGTTTCATGGTCTAGGACGTGCTTCTGTAGTTCGTCGTAGACCTTTTCATTTGAGAGTGAGTTGTGCTTGAAGTACAGAGAGATACCTTCACTTAACTCAGGACGTGCTGGTGTGTACCAAGCTGCAGGAATGAGGCAGTCCCAGGGATCAAGACCTTGTGACACCCAGGAGTTCAGCTCTTCAATACGCTGTGCAGTCTTAATGATGTGCTGCTCATGTGCCAGTGAAGTAGGCATAGACACCGGCTGATTACGGTGCAGGAGTGCATGCTTCCACATCAACGTCCCATCCTTATGGATTAGACGACATGGATGCACACGATTACCAGACGGTAAATTAAAGAAGTAATTGGGAGAGATGTGCCTACTCATCAGACCTCACCTCGCTTCTCTTCGTAGTGCTCAAGATCTTTAGACCAGTTGTCACCTGCATACTCGTTGTAGATCACACGACCGATATCACGGAAGGTGTTGTAGAACAGAGTGACCTTGTCGATGTCGTTGATCGTTGCGTCTAGTGGTGGACCATAGATCAGTACGTTCCATGTAGAAGGACATACAGACTCAAATCCATTAGGCGTTGCTCGGAGCTGCTTAATACGGCGGAAAGGGATGCAAACAGGATAATCCCAAATGACAGGTGTGGCCCGTATGATTTCGCTAGCCGAAGTAAAAAAGACAAAGCTATTGATGTGATTGTTGCGATACTCGTTGATCGTTTTGTTCAACCAGATTCTGGTATTACGTACCGCACCTTTAGGAGCTACCCACACGTTGCCGTGCCAGTGCTCTTGCAAAGGGTTTACTTCAATAGAAGGTACAGACGTTGCATCAACCAGCACCTGCTGTACAGGGTCTGATGTTGGATCAAAGTCAATACTGCCCATCACTTCACGCGCACGCTCAATCAGTTGAGGCGTGGGATACAAGGGCAGCTTTAGTCCACTTTCTTGGAGCTTATCCTGTAAATTCTTCTGCGATCGTTCGGAGGCTTTCTTGGCTCCCTCCTGCTTCGAGACTAAATGTTCTTGTTCCAGCATCACTAATCAACGTAACTAATACATAACGTGAGTAGTCATTCTCATCAATCTCCTCTAGCAGCTTACGCAGGAAGTCAACAATCTCATCATCTTCTTCGCTTTCAGCTGCACGAATGTCAGCTTCAACATCTGAACCACTCATAAAAGTGGTTGAGTCGTTTTGCAAATTGATAATCAGGCTGCCAGCACCACGTGCAAGTACACCGTTGCTTGCAATATTAATTAGATCAGTAAGAATTAGCTCGGCAGTAGCAGCTAGAAACTTTTGTTCCTGTGCTTTCTCATCACCAAATTTATCTGATGCAATTAATTGCTGTAATAGGTCTGTTCTTCGGGACATAATTAAATGACTCTTATATAAAGATAGTTAATTTAAAAATCGTTCGTGGGGTCATCTTCATTATTGTCTTCTGGTTGACCAAATAACCCTGAATCTTTTGCGTCTGCCTGGCTTATATGCTTTCCTTCAAGCATATCTACCATGACTGCTGCAAACTTCTCATCAAACAAAGCGTCGGGGTTGATGCCTAGGTCGTTTCGTTCAGACAGACCAGCAGCATCTAACTCTTTCTCCTCCTGCTTGAGTGCCTCTTCAATTACATACTCAGCAATCTGTTGCTTGAGTGTATGAAGCTCGCAGTGGAGTTCAAAGCTATCGATATAGCTGTCGTGGTCTACAAAGACTCCAACATTTTGCGGAATAAGATGAAAAGGATTGCAGCAATACTTATTACCACAGGTAGTTTTAACGCCGCTGAACCCAAGATCACCCCAAGTAAACCACATAGCAACCCGCTGAGGATGATGCT